CTAGCGGGGGGCGCAACGCAGTGCAACAACACCCATCATCGCAAGATGATGAAAGTCCAACCAGAGGGAGCTTCGATGTCCACACATGTGAGCCCGCTTGGCACTTAGCCGTCGCTCGAGAGAGTGGCGGCGTTCGCTGCCGAGCGGGAAGTACAAGAGCACTTGGCGAATGGTTCCTCCGTATATACCACCGGAGGATTCCGTCGTTAGTGGTTCTTTCTCACCTGTTGTGGAGAGTCAAATTACTGACTCGGAGGGCCACCCGTGGAAGGTTAGTAGTTCGCCTTCCTCAGGGGACATTGGTGGTGAGTTTTACACTCAGAAACGGTACGCGGTAATCAACCCGCTTAAGGTTTCACTCCGTGAGGAGACCACCAACTCGTATGGAAATACCAACATCGTCACCTATGACGGTGTTGCGTTTCCTGTTATGCCTGCAACCACGGCGTTTCCCCCAAGTGGTCAGAGCTCGAACTTTCAGCTCGACCAACTAGGGGCAACAGCGGTTGCACGGTGTAAGCCCACAAACTCAGTTGCCGACGTTTCCGTCGCGATCGCAGAACTTTTGCGAGAGGGACTTCCCCACAAGGTGGGGCAGCTGTTCTGGAAATCCAAGACCGATGTCGCCCGCAAGGGCGGCAGCGAATACTTGAACCTTCAGTTTGGCTGGGTGCCTATGATTAAGGAAGTGGAGAAATTCGCTTCCGCGGTCATAAGGGCCGATCAGTTACTCGCTCAGTACGAGCGTGATGCTGGTCGGATTGTCAGGAGACGTTACAACTTCCCATCGAAAAGGTCTACGGTGTCGGAAGTGGTGGAGTCGGGCGTAGCTGCGAAGCTGCCACCCGGAATCACTGCTTTCACTAACACCGCGGACCTAGGGAACGTGATTAGGACTCGTGAGACGGTCCAACGTCAGTGGTTTAGCGGTGCCTTCACCTACCACCTACCCCGTGGATACAATTCACGGAAGGAGATGGAGCGTAAGGCATTGCTCGCCAATAAGGTACTTGGCGTAGAACTGACGCCACAAGTTCTGTGGAATCTCGCTCCCTGGAGCTGGGCAGTCGATTGGTTTACCAATACGGGGGATGTTGTTTCTAATCTCACCGATTGGGCCTTCGACGGCCTTGTGATGCGATATGGCTACATGATGGAACACACCATCGTTTCCGATAGCTATGTCTCCACCCGCGGGGGCCATCGCGGCCTCGCGGAGGGTATCGCCGGTTTCACTCTCGTCACTGAGACTAAAGTGAGAAGGCGAGCAAACCCCTTTGGTTTTGGAGTTTCTTGGGACGGTTTGTCACCGTTCCAGCTCTCCATCGCTGCGGCTCTAGGTCTATCTAAGAGCTGAAGACAGTTGTTGTATCTGTCGTTCAAACACCTAGACGGTAACCTGCCGTCTACGAAAAGGAGTACGCCTCATGTCGCTACCCGACCCACTGTCCATCACGATCGGAGGTACCACGACGTCACTGCCCCGCGTTTCCACGGGGGCAAACAAGTCGGAGTACCTCTCCGCTGACGGACTGTTGAAGATCCTCGCGTCTCACGCATACAATGCGCGCAGAACGCGTAGGGTCATTCGGCTCGACCACTCGAAGGTCGCAGCCTCCCTGCTCGTGCCGTCCCAGAACGAGGTGTTCTCGTCGTCCATCTACATGGTCGTCGATCACCCCAAATTTGGGTACACGAATGCGGAGCTGCTGGCCATCGAGGAGGGCTTCGATGCCTTCCTCGATGCGAGTACCAACCAGATCGTCACCAAGCTTCTCGGTGGCGAGTCCTGATGAACAACCTCAGGACCATGTGTGGCTGGAAGAACACGATGTTCTTCCGGTCGTCTTGGAGCTAGGACATCCGATCACCTAGATGTATGACTACATCAGGGGACCGGGACCGACACTCCGAATCACCGCCACATGACGGTTGGAAGCGTTCCTCGGATAGCCCGCGGCGCATAGCAGTCACCTTCACGGTGACCACTACTGTGCTCTGGGCCGTCTTTGTAATGCTTGTCGGATTCATTTCGGACTCGCGAATCATATTGAGTCCGGACACGGGTTTGAAACCGTGCTCCCAAGACGTTCAGGAGATGAAATCGGGATACCGCTTGCAGGCTAGGACGGTCAACCCACCATCAGGAGGGCAACCTGAAAAGCCTATTGTTACTCTGGAAGGAGCTGGCATTCGAACTCGCCAGCTATTGTTGCACTAGCGCCGACCGTGACCTCAAAACTGTCACGGCGCGGTTCGAAAATGAGGGTGACTCGTTCCTAACGATAACCCTTCCCAACTTCGGAAAGGACTTCGAAAGAAGTCTGGATCGAGGCACGGTAGAGCGCGACCTGTTTGCTGGCTTCGGCTGGCAGGCTGGTCTCCCGAGATTGTTTTCGGGTTTCCTCGCTCAAATTTTCGACCGCAACACTGGTGTTCTGCTGGATGTTCCCAACATAGAAGCGATTCGAGCCGTGCGTCAGCTAACGCTGATGTTTGGCAAGATTGACCTTCCATGCTCGAAAGAGAGAGTGCGTAAGGCACTCCAAGGGTATGTCCAGTGTGAGAAGGACGTCGAAGTTGCTAATGGACGCCTTCTGGGAAACCCCGTTGATTCGGAGGATTTCCGGAGAGTCAGTAAGCAGCTGTTTAAGTGGGTGCTCGATGACGTTCAGCAGAAGTTGCTGGATGGAGAGTATCTGCCTAAACATGGTCCAGGTGCCACCGCCGACTATCTGGTTGGGAACCAGAAGTACGGTTCGGATACCTGGCCTGTCCGTCTGGAGCCTTATTTTCCTTTCTTGGAGAATGTGGTTTCAAGCTGGAACCTCATGAGTATGAGGGATCAGCTCGACGGTATCGATTTCCTCGAACCTGGCCGGGAATTGCCCGTGAGGGTGATAACCGTGCCTAAGACGCTAAAGACACCACGCATCATTGCTATTGAGCCGACTGCAATGCAGTACACGCAGCAGGCCATTATGCGTTTGATCGTGGATGCGATTAGTGATAACCCAATCATGAATCGTATTGTAGGATTCGATGATCAGGAGCCTAACCAGCTCATGGCCAAAGAGGGTTCCTCTTCGGGGGAGCTTGCCACGCTAGACCTTAGCGAAGCATCCGATCGTGTCTCTATACAGCATGTAAAGGACCTGCTCCACGACCACCCGTATCTCTACGGTGCGGTTATGGCGTGTCGGTCCTCCAAGGCTGTGATCCCTGAGCTCAAAAACAAAACCTTGAAGCTCAGAAAGTTCGCGTCTATGGGTTCAGCTCTCACGTTTCCGGTAGAAGCTATGGTCTTCGCGACCTGCTGCTTCATTGGGATCGAGCGAGAGCTCAGAAACCAGCTCGAGCCAGGCCATTACAAATGGCAAGGCGAGATGCACGGGGGGACCTTGAATAGGTACTCTCGTGTGGTGCGTGTCTACGGGGACGACATCATTATCCCTGTGGAATTTGTGCAATCAGTCGTCGTGACACTGGAGGCCTTCGGGTTTAAGGTGAACCACGCCAAGAGCTTCTGGACTGGAAAGTTCAGGGAGTCTTGTGGCCGGGAATACTATGCGGGTGAGGATGTTTCACTTGTCCGAGTTCGTAGCCTGTTTCCGGAACGGCTGACAGACGTTGACGAAATCCAGTCAACGGTCTCTCTCAGGAACCAGCTATACCACGCTGGGTACTGGAGGACTGTGAGCTGGTTGGATTCGAGAATAAGGAAGGTTCTTAAACACTTCCCTACGGTTCTCGAGTCCTCTCGTGTGTTGGGTCGGGTCTCCTTTCTTGGCTACCAAGCCGAGCGAGTTGAATCTGATAACCTGCAGCGCCCTTTGGTTAAGGGCTATGTAGTGAAAGCGAAATCTCCGGCTAACAAAGTCCGGGAAGATCGCGCCCTCACCAAGTGCCTACTCATGCTCGAGTCGCGAGACAAGAGCAGCAGCTCCTCAACAGGAGTCGATGAGAATCACTTGGAACGCTCTGGGCGTCCCTCTCACGCTGACATAAAGCTGAGGTGGTGTCTCCCGTTCTGAATGGGAGAAGGGGCCGCAAGGCCCTGCGGGAGATGACTAGACAGGCGGGGCTAACCACCCTTAGCCTAGCTATCATCCCA